GTGTTATGAAATTTATTTAACTCTCTAGCGTTTACAATTAACTTTGATATGTCGCTTTTGTTTTCGTTTAACCAAGCCTGTGTAAAACTAGGCTCACCACTTTTAGCTGTGCGTGGATATTCAATGCCTAATTTATCATATGCAGTTGCGATACTTCTGGCAGCCCATATATCTATATCTCTACCAACCATTTTTTTTATAGTGTGCAAAGATTCTTTTTCTCTGTTCTTAAAATCTATTTTAAGTTTCTCTGCACCTTCAACGTCAACACGAATACCACGTCTTCTCATCTCAATTAAGTGTGGTAATAAATCTCTTTCTAATTGCCAAATCGTATCTAAATTTTGTTTACTGATTTCGTGTTTAAATCTTTTCCATAAGTCATACGTCAGTCGTGCATCTTCTTGAGCATACAAGCCAACAGATTCACTTGGCAGTTTCCACATTTCTTGTTTCGGATCGATCCCATATAGTAAAGCTGTTTCTCGTAAATCTTTTTCTGCTTTCATCTCACCCAAATATTCTTTCGCTAAAGCATTAAGAGAGTAACTATATTTATTCTCATCTAACAATGCACCTGCTATCATAGTATCAACTATTTCACCGTTTACTTTAATACCATAGGATTGTAACCACCCAACGTCATATGATGCGTTGTGAAATATCTTTCTACAAGGTAAGGCACAAATATCGTGCATATATTTTAAGACCTGTTCTTTAATTAGATTACCACCACCTAGATGTCCAAAAGGATAGTAGGCACTAAAACCTTCTGTTGCTATGGCTATACCAATAATCTCACCTTTATTAAATGCCCAACCAGCTCCTAGACCATTGTTGATACCCTCATCTCTTGTTTCTAAATCTATAGCTATTTCTGTGGCACTAGATAAATCTTTGTATTCTATTGGTGGTGACCACATAGTTTTCTTTTGTAATGGAAAAACTAACTGCACTAATAATCTCTTTCTAAAATCATTTCGCAATAATGTATTGCTTTTAATATATCTTCTTTTTTTCCTTTATGTGGATGTCTACAAATATATTTAATGACATTACCCTCTGCAAATTGTAATTTATTTTTATTAATAAATTGTGAAGGTTGTATGACAAATTGTTTATAATGAGAACCACCCTTATCCCAAAGATTTTTTTTCATAACATCTCTTTTTTTTTACTTCTTTTCTAACACGACTATCCGTATCTTCTATGCTCATCAGTGTAAATCCATCTCGTAATAAGTCAAACAATTTGTTTTCTACCATAGCTTTCGTGGGTCGTGAAGTAAATTTCATTTTATAATTTATTTGATACCTACCCATTAATAATCTCCTAAAGGTATTTTATAAACTTCTCTAAACTTTTTCATAACTTTTACACTTGGTATTCTTTTAGATTTTAAAAGTAAATCAGCGTAAGTGTAAGATATATCTAAATCACTTGATAACTTGTGTGCATCAAGTTTTTTTTCTAGTGCTATTTTTTTTAAATTCATAAATGTTTCCTTTCCTAATTATTTTTTGTCTTGGGAGATAAACTTCCACATAACTCTCACACTTCGGACAGTGTAAATTTGTTACCATTTCATAATCTTCGTGATCATCTATGTCGTGATCACCACCCCATATTAATTTTGTATTACAATGCCAACAGTTCATTTTTTTTCTCTCAAATAATTTAAATAATCTACACCCATAGGATAGTTATACCTATAATCTGTTCCAAGTAAATGTAATCTTTTTTTAGCTCTAGTTACGCCAACATAATAAACTTTACGTTCCTCTGATTGTTCTTGAGGATTTTTTCTACTAAAAGAAGAAACCCAATTTGTTTTTGAGAAGATCAAAACATTATCTGCTTGACCACCTTTAACAGAATGTATAGTGTCTATAATAATCTGTGGATCACCATTTAATGCCTTTTGTCCGTATCTTTGTAGCAGCCTAACGAAGTAAGTTATCTGTGGTGTATGAAAGTTTCTCTTTAATATTTTATACCAAGGTTTGTTGTAAGCCTCATCGTTTAAATCTAAACCACACCAATCTATTAAACCATCAAAGTCATATTCCTGTGTGTCTGGTAAACTTACCCAAAACTTTACAGAACGATAAGAGCTATCTTTTAATTCTCTAATATACTTAAACATATTTTCTGCTTCGTGTTTCGTGATACTTTTACCTTTACTAATTTTAGTCCAACTCTTAATCGCTTCCCACTGTTTGTTATCAAAAGATTTATTACCACGATTGTCAGCAAAATATAAACCTGCGTCTTTAGCCATCATTCGTAATTCATTTACCACAGAGTTTACTCTTCCTAATATATACCAAGTACCTTCAAGGTTTAAAGGCACCTCTCTAAAATTAAGATAGCGTTTTACATAACCCTCTTTATCTGACGGATAATATTCTTTGTCTAAACTATCCATAATACCTCGTCTAATTATTTGTGAAAATTGATAGATAGCTTCACCAAATCTTTTAGTCTTTCTTAATATTACTTTACGACCAGGAAAATAAGTTGTGAAATATTTGTGATCACTACCATTCCAACCATAGATACTTTGATCATCATCACCTGCTATGACTACTCTCTCAACACTATCTACCATTTTGTATATCAATGACCATTGTAATGGAGTAAAGTCTTGAGCTTCATCTAGTATCAATAGTTTTAGTTTAGGAAACTCTACTTCATCAATAGCTCTTGAAATCATATCCGTAAAATCTATAAAGCTATCTTTCTTGTAATGTTCATAAGTTGATATTTTTCTACAGTAAACATCTAAGGAATCTTTTTTATATGTTTCTTTTTTATAAGTAAGCACTGGGTCTTGCATCGTGTTTCGTGATTTGTCATACACTCCTAATGACCAATCTTTATATATAAAGCCATCATCAGACAATCTGGTGTCACTATTTTTAATGATCTTAGTTTGTAATGCAAAATCAATCATACAATTTTTAGGATCAAAAACTTCTTCTTCAAAGTATCGTCTACAATATTTATGTAGCGTTTTAAATCGTTCAAAATCTTTTATGTCAAATTTAGGAAAAGTATTGATAGCTCTATCAATAGCTTCATTGACAGCTTTGTTCGTAAAACTGATGTAGGCAATCTCATTAGGATGTACACCCTTTGCAAGATACCTTTTTAGAATACGTTCAATCAATGTATACGTTTTACCAGTGCCTGGTGGTCCGTATATCTTAATCGTTTTTTTGTATATCGCTTTCTGCTTCTGTATCCCTGAACTTGTCATGATATGCCTCATCTAACTCCGTAACTTTATCCTTTGGTTTTGCTTGTATACTTTCGTGAGATATAAATTCTGGTAATGTTACAAACCATATATTTTTCTCACCCTCATAATAATCTTTTCGTTTACACCCTAATAAACGTAAAGCATCTGTTGTAGTATTAAACATACGAGATGCGTTTTTCTTAATAAATTTATCCAATGTTATCTTTTTAAAATAACATACATTTGTAGAAGTGTCCAAAACCACATAGCCATCTTTTAGTTTATCGTAGTTATCTTGCTCTATGTGACTTTCAAAAAACTTCTTTAATGTATTGTACTTTTCTTCTTCTAATGTATCTTCAAACTTGTGTTGCGAATCTTCTACTGATCTTTCCACTACACCTTTCATTAGTAACTCAAAAGGATTAGGACCTTTTTTACTTTTCGGTAATGTCATCCAAAATACTCTATAACGTAACAATCTAGTTCTAAATGTTTTCTCATCTTTCATATCTTCTGGTTGTACCGTTATACGTTGACCTTGATAATTAAATTCATACCAAATGGTTTTTGTGTCTTTGATAAAAGTAATGTCAGTAAACTCATCTATGACTTCTGGTATAGCTTCACCAATACCTAAACGTCTTTGTTTGCATAATTCTTTATTACATATTGGAGCATACTCTGGATGTTTTGGAGGACACTGAAAATCGTAATTACTTTTGTGTACACTTTTAGCTAATTGTGTAACCTCGTTTCGTGGTAAAGGATTATGAAATATCTGACTGTTTCTACTGTGTGCTTTGTCTTCTAGTTCAGCTACCGTATTAGCATTATTCTTTTTCATTTCTAATACCAATACATTAAACAAATAATTGTTTCTGTTGTTACCATCCCATCTCTCTTGTATTAATTTTTGAACACAAGGTGCATATGTATTCCACATACTTTCTGGTTCATATTCTTTTATTCTTAGTTTGTAAAAATCTTCTGGTGATATTCTTTTTGTTTCTGCAATCTCAATAAATCTTTGTATTAATACCGGATTGTTATTATCATCATAAGCAAATTCCATACTACTATTCATATTCTGATAAGGCATATTTAATGCTTTGTTACAAGGAAATATTTCTTGTGCTAAAAAATATTTATCATTTATTTTTTTTAGTTTGTCCGATACTTTTTCTACATCTGCCCACTCTGTAAAAAATACAAATATATGTAATCCACCAGATTTAGATTTCACTGCTACCAAAGGTAATTTATAATTATTTATTATATCGACATATTTTTTTTGTGAATAATTTTTGTAACTACTTGGGTCTACATCAATACAACCCCACATACACTTACCCTCTTCTTCTGGTTTAAAACCAATTCTAATTTTACCGTCTAAATGTTCTTGCCATTGTTTCGTGGTTACTGGTTCGTGAACCGTAGTATAAGAGGTAATCCTCTTACCCCTTTCATCAAGTTCACCGTTTACAGTGCTCTTGATGTAGGAGCTTGAGTTCCCTTTGAAAAGTTCAAAGAGTTTTTCCATTGTACTTTAGAAAGGATCGTCTTGAGTGTTCGCTGTTACTTGAGCTGGTTTCTTTTGTTTACTAACATCAGAACTTTGTACCTCAACTTCAGCTTCAAAATCAACTATTCCAAAAACATCATTTTGTTTTACAGTTTCATAAAAAGCTTTAGTTTTTTCTAATATATGAGCATCCTTATTTTCGTCTAACCACTTATCAAAAGTGATTGACCACCCATGCCACTTATAACCTTCTTTAGTATTTTCTTCTTTAACAGAAGTTAATCTATAGACTGAACTCCAGGTAGGTGGAACATAACTTCCTAAATCATCCGATCTTGATTTTGTTTTAGTGGTAGAGTTCCATCCTTTTGATTTACTTTTCTGTGACATCTTCATAGTAATCAAAACTGATTCTAATGGTTCATAAGTTTTTTCATCTACTATGTAGCAAAAATGATTACCAGTGTCTTCAACATAATTACCATTTGGTAAATAATCTTTTTTATCTTGTTCATTTCTCTGGCATTGATCCATAATAGATTTTTTTAAATGGATAGTAGGTCTTCCTACGCCTTGACCTTTAGGTGCCCATTCATTGTAAGTATTAATGTAATGACAAGGAACTGCTAATATAGTTTTACCATAAAGTGTTTGTGACACTTCATTATAAATATCTCCAGCTCTTGCCTTTTCATTAAACATAGGATTACCCTCTTCTAATACTGGACTAGAAGAATGTAAAAGTTTTAAGATTGGTAACTTCTGATCTTTGGCAGTAATATTTTCTGTGCCTTCACCAGCGTGTTCTCTCAAACTTATTTTAGGTGTGGTTGGTAAATTTTCTTTTTTCTTTGTAACTGTATTCATGTTAACTCCTTATTATTTTAGTTTTGCTAGATTGATAAATAGAAAACACGTCACTAGGAACTGCTTCACCTTTTTCTAAAATTAATTCTCTAAAGGTTGCAGTCAAAG